ATAGCTATACTGATAATTACCATAGCGTTTAGTGACACGAGAGGCAAAGTAGTTACAATCGTTTATATCACGAAAGTACATATCGCCACTTTCTAGTCTACGTGCATCCCCGGTTCCCAAGTAAACGAGAAGCAGGAATACATGTGCGGTCACGACTTATATCCACCACCAGCTTTTTTGTAAGCAGACGCCAGCATTTGGGCTTTTCTTGCTGACCACTGACCGGGACCACCACCTTTGCTACCAGCTTTGATACGCTGAAACTGTCGCTTTCTCATTCCGGGCTTAGTATAGTTGCCAGCTTCATTAACTCTACTTTTGCTCTTTGGCGCACCACCCGCCGCAAGTTTAACCGTTCCAGTCTGTTTCTTTTTCGCCCTAGCTTGTGGGGCTTTGACTTTTTTAGTGGGGGCTTTTTTAGAGACACGTGCCATCTCCTACTCCTGTTTAGATACTCTGCTTTCCCAATACTCTTCACCGTAGTCGTGAAGTATTTCTTCGCCCTGCTTTATTTTTTTAAGCGCATAAAATTTAACAAAGCGGTCATCTTGTTCTTCAATGTCCCACTCAGCGTTTGGACTTGCGCTGTGGTTATACACCATAGCGTACCCAAGTGGAATGTAATACTGTTCCTCATTGATATAAGGAGTGTGTAACATATAGTCATGGAGGATGCAATCATCTCCAAAGTCAGTGTAATCCGCAACCAGATAAGGACACAACTCAATTGTATCTCCTTGAGTATAGTCCCTATCCGCAAAAACACCAAGTCCATGTATTTTTGAATTTGCAACATATGGCATTACTTCTTCTTTGCCATACCGCCGCGCATCATTTTTTTCTTCTTAGCCATCTTAGCCATGCCACCGCCCATCATCTTTTTACGAGCCATACCACCACCACGCATCTTCTTCTTCTTAGCCATCTTTGCTTTGCCCATTGCCATTTCTTAATCTCCTTCTGTCAATCACTAAAGCGTCATATACGTCTTCCGGAAAGTGTTCATAGTAATTAGACTTTTCCAGATATAAAGCTGCATCATCTAGTTTAGAAAGTTTCTGAACAAAGACCATACAATAAGATAGGCTGTCGTCCGTAACCTCATCATCGACAAGGAAATCAAGACCAGCCTCTGTAGCATCATAGTCAGGATGGAACACCATCAAGTGTAAGTCCATACCAACTACAGATGCCAACTCATTTATGCCATCACATATACCATCTAGGTATTCCATGTCTGGCAAATCTTCTTCAGCCCATACTACAATGTCGTAGTTATGAACTTCAAATGTACGTATAGATTCTATCAGTCCATCAAGTCCAGTATTAATACTGAACACTACCTTGTCATCAGCCCATGCTTTTCTAGCATAGGGGCAAGGCGGTAGACCGTTTAGTTTTGAATTAGGTACTTCAAGAAAGTCCTTGGACCACTTTCGTATGTCCTGTTCTACAGGATGCACCGCTATACGTCAAATCCCATTTTAAGTACAGCTTGTTTTCCTTTATCTGTGGAGGCCAGTTTACGCAAACCTTTGTTTGGCAACTTGTCAGTAACATTACCACCACCAGAATACATATGCTTTTTACCATTGGCTGTACCACCCATTGCCATCTCAGCCTTCTTCATTTTCTTCAGCTTACTCTTGGGCATAGAACCAATACCGATTGACACAACCATTACGTCATCTTTATTTTTAGCCATTAGTATTTTCCTTTTTTAGATTTGGGACTAGACTTTGTACTACCACCTGCTCCACCCCATAGAGTACGACATGCCCAGTACCGTGCCGATAGTTTATCATTAGCTGTGTCACACTTATGCCTAGCACGAAATGACTTACGAGCTGCAGCGCTATAGTTGTGACCATAGCCTGTAGCACCGAAGTGAATTAGTTTTATCTTGTCACCATCCTTGGCAAGAACCATCTTCTTCTTACCTTCACGGTTTGACTTAATAGGTTTGTTATAACCGGGGAAAGTAGTGCCACGATATTCTACACTCATGTTCGTACACCTTTAGTAATATCTTCACACTTGTACATAATTTGAGAAGGGACAGGCGGCAGGAGTGAACTCATACTAGAAATCATTTCCTCAACACGTACTAGACATTCCGCTTCTGTTTTATATGGACCTCTATTGTCAGTAAACTTCATACAATCACCCTCTGTTACGAGACTGCATACCATTACTATTGCTGTCAACATCGTCTGTCCATCCTTCCTTACGCATAGCCCACTCTACGTGTTCAAGTGTAAAAGGACGACCATAATGTGCTTCTACTGCTTTACGTACGTAGAACACATCACTGTGAGGTATGTGTAATTTATCTAGTGTGTTATTCTTGATAGCATCATAAAATGCTTCAAGTACATTATCTGTATATAGTTTTACATATTTTTTTGCCATTGTCAACTACTTTTTCTAGGAATACGAGATTTAGTCCATATGGGGGGTATTAGATGTAGTATTAAATGTTTACATTAGATGTCTTTAACATCTTTTGTTTTTTCATTTAATGTTACTTTAATCAATGTTAGTCATCTAATGTATTATTATATATCTGTTATACCACACGACTAAAACAGTGTCAAGCATAATTAACTAAAAGCATCACGTATTTTAGTAATTGCCTATTATTTAAGCACTGTTGCACATTACTTGTGCATATTAGTTGATGAGTTACCCTTGTGGTTAACAATCAAATTCCCTGATCTGTGTATTTGTATGTATATACGTACGTATACCGGGGGTCTGCCCCCTGCCCGTACCCTTTGGGTCAACGCGATATGGCGCGAATGGGACACTTTATATCTTATTCACGACACCAATTAAAATAATTGATAGGGTAATCTATAAAAATCGCCGCCTTTTCAATAGGTTAACAGCATAAGGTCAATGTATATCCTATGAATTGACGCCATAGCTTACAATAAAGATATGCCGAATATGAAAAGACAATGCGAAAACATAACGGCGATGCATATAATATTAGATACACCCCATAAAGTTAGTACCGACTAACATTAACCACCAACCAACAAATACATACGCTAATGATAATCATTATCAATAATCTTTTTTTATATATTATAAGTATAAACTAAATTTTGATTATTTTTATATTGCCTTATTCTTGCCACATTCTAATTGCAGAATACAATCATCGAAGGACGCAATGCTTAGGCAGACAATCTCGATAGGGTAAAAGAAAGCGCATAAGAGATACGTTCAACCTTGCTAACCCATGAATAAGAATTGACTAAAGACTGAAAATATGAATAGAATATAAAATGACAAATCAAATTGGTGCGAGAGGTAAACCCAATGGCTAGACTAGGTAAGCGAGAACGTGCTTTGGCACGTGTAAAGCAAGCGAGAATTGATCGTGTTGACCATGCTTTTACAATAGAAACTAGTACAATGCGTGCTAGATATTGGGAAAATTACTCAGGCAAAGTATGTCAAAACATTAAGGGTAGCTACGCCAAGCGTACGCCAAGCAATGCATTATATGACCTATGCCAAAAAGTAAAATAAGGTGTTGACAATATACAAAGCTAGGTGATAGCCTAGTAGCAAGATAAATATTCAGATTGGTGACTAACGTGTAAATCCAATCAGTGACCCAAAACAAATAGGGTAGTAGCCCATGACACTACAGTTGTGTCTGCCGGGGCAGCAGTATACCCTAAATGTGATTAGGAGATAGTACGATGTACAAGCGTGATATGCCAGTAATGGCAAAGCATGGTTGGTCGTCACCTGATGGGCTAGTGGATATTGTTGCATTTGTGCTTTGCACAATACAGCAACCACTACAATCAGTGGGCAACCAGCTTTCGGATGTTCGTAAACTTGGTGCAGATAGCAAGTATCTATTCAGTGCCAAGCGTAACGGCTATCAATTTATATTAGATAACAAGTCCACCATTTATGATGGATTATTAGAGTGCAAACAAAATGATGATGTTGTTGGTGCAGTGGAATTACTCACAACGGTGCCATCACTTGGAATGGTGAAAGCAAGTTTTGTCGCCCAATGTTTGGGCTTCGATGTAGCTTGTTTGGATAGCCACAACTTAACTAGGTTAGGCTGGGCAGCTTCGGCCACCAAACTTGACAAGAAAACCAAGCCGGAATTGCGCCGGAAAAAGATACAAAAATATGTGGAATTTTGCCAGATAAAAGGTGCTGAATATTGGTGGGATACATGGTGCGACTATGTAGCTGGCAACAGTGCCAACAAAAAACTACCAACAGGTGACGCCGTTAGTGCGTACCATGTGCAAGCATTAGCAATATGAGGTAATGAAATGACTTTTGATAAATTTGTAAAAGAGTGTGATAGAATTTGCACTGCAAAGATTGGCGTTGGAATACACGATATGCCTGACTTAACGTGGCGTGACTTTCACGAAGATGGGCTATCACCAATGGATGCGATTGACTGTGCATTAGATGAATGGCAGGGAGACATGCTATAATGGATAAGTTATTTTTTGAACGTAAAGAAAATTATGGTGAGATTAGGTTTTACCCGAAGTGTAGCAAATCCCAGTTTCTTGCGGATTTATGTGGACGCAAAACATTTTATCGGTATCAGGTGCTTGACATTAGTGAAAAGCTAGGGTATGAAATAGAAATTACTAACGCAGGTCTATAGGGTTTGGGTTAGTTATAGGGTTTGGTCATAGCTCTAATAAATATGTGACAAGCGGAATATATTCTGCGATTTTGTAAAACTTTTAATTAGGAGACTAAAAATGTTTAAGACTGTATTTACTAAGAACGTATCAGGTATCATTCGCAATCATGTGGGTGTGGAAAACCTACAGGCTCGCCGTATCACTAATCGGTATGGACGCAAGGGTACTATGTTAAGCAAGCGAGTAACTAAATCCTTACTTGCGGTATCACGTGTTGAGCAAGGTGGCACTGTAATCAATGGCAAAAAATACAAGGGTGGTCAATTCTGCCCACGCCAGAACATTGCGTAAATCATTTCGTATTAATCCTGTTGCGAAAGCACAGGCTTTGTCTAGACGCAGGGCAGGTGCTTATCGTGACCGGAAAAAGTACGACAGGAAAAGGGATAAGAAGGATGCCGAAAAGGATCATCACTTATCGCAAGCCAGTAAAGGTAAAATCTATCTTGACTAAACATAGAAAACCTGTTACGGCTATGCGTAAGCAACAACGTGTGAACAAATTACAACGACAGAAAATGGGATGTTAAATTATGAATAAAGCAACAGCAAAAATACTACGCAACAAACTTAATGAAATTTTTGAGGAGCATGGCATTGAGGGGTATGAGATACACGCAGGGAATGCGTCATTCGATGACTCACAAGTTACCTTCAAAGTTGAGGTGCGTGAACAAGGTGCAGGGTCAGCAGAAGAACGTGACCTAGAAACTTTCGCCAACCTGTCTGATCTAGACACAACCAAGATTGCCAACCAGCAGGGCAAGACATTCTCACTTGTTGGATATAAGACTAGGGCAAGGAAAAATCCTTGGATCGTGCAAGACATGAAGTCTGGCACTAAGTATGTCATCAATGACATGACGGCCAAGCGTTGGTTCGGAAAGGATGTTGCATAAAATGCGAGTTACAAAGCGAATGATTAGGGTGCGTTTGGAAGCAGTCAACAGACAGCTTGAACGCATGGCAAGGTCAGATGAACAGTCAGCTACACTTGATGTGAATTTCGCGGCGGAATATGGTGGCTACGAATTGACTGCAAATGATGCAATCATGGCATGGCGTATGCCAGCAAGAGAGATGTTACAGCATCTTGATGGGGTGCTGATAGGATTAAACTTAGCGAGAGGTGCTTACAGATGAATGTATTATCATTGTTTGATGGTATGTCGTGCGGTCAGATCGCACTACAGAAATCAGGATTCCAAGTTGACAAGTATTACGCCAGCGAGATAGACAAGTACGCTATCAAGGTAGCGAAGGTTAACTATCCGGACATGGTGCATCTAGGTGATGTGCGTGATGTTAAGGCAGATGACTTGCCACAGATTGACCTATTGATTGGTGGCAGTCCATGTCAGGGATTTTCGTTTGCTGGGAAAAGATTAAATTTCGATGACCCCCGAAGTAAATTGTTCTGGGAGTTTGTTCGACTGCTAAAAGAGTTAAAGCCTAGATATTTTCTTTTGGAAAATGTGCGGATGAAACAGCAGTCTATGGATGTAATCACTGATGCATTAGGTGTCGAACCTATATTCATCAACAGTCGGATCGTGTCTGCACAGAATAGGCAACGCTACTACTGGACAAACATTCCGATGGACAAGTTACCTGATGACAAAGGTATCCTGCTCAAAGATATACTAGAGGATGGTCATGTAGACAGAGACAAGGCACACTGTATTGACGCTAACTATTTCAAGGGTGGCAATCTCAAGTCATACTTTGAGAAACACAGGCGACAGCTAGTGTTCAGCAAGGATGGTCTATGTCATGTAGGGGATGCCGACATTCGCGGTAATGACAATATACGCAGGGTATATCATCCAGATGGCAAGGCACCATGTCTTACTACAATGGGTGGTGGGCATCGTGAACCCAAGACATTGACAAGCGATACCACATGGCGCAAGCTAACGCCACTTGAGTGCGAGAGATTACAAACTGTGCCGGAAGGGTACACCAACCATGTCAGCAATACACAACGCTACAAAATGCTTGGCAATGGGTGGACAGTTGATGTAATATCACATATATTTAATGGAATGAAGGAGACAATACAATGCTAACACTTAACACACTACACTATGACACACCAAAGGAACATCTTGTAGAGTCACTTGGCTTGCTACCCCATTGGGTAGTTGAGTACAATTTGCTAGACGAAGATGACATTGTGCAATATATGACAGAACGCTATGGATTTGGTAAACTGTATTGCTTTGGTGGAGAAGTATTAAAAGATGGTTCATACAAAAGTCTTCATGAAGAAGATGATGATTTAGAATATGTGGGCAAGATGGATACCAAAGATGGAACAGTATACTTCTACCCTTATGCTATCATTGCCTTGCCTACTGAAGATGGTAAACATTTTATTACAAGGATGGATTAAATTATGGAAAAGCGCAGAGTATGGAGTGAAGAAAGTAGACTAATGCTGCAAGGGTTTGAACAACGTATGTTTGACCACGACTGGATTGATACTGATGTTGTTGCATTATTAGATGACGATGGTGATTACCACACAGAAGTAGATGTAGAGGAGATTGATAATGATAACACTTAACTTACCACCGAAACAAGTCAACGCCATGCTAGTTGCAATGGACTCAGAGATTGAGATGCAATTAGGTGGCAGACCTGTTGATTGGGAATCATTCCCAGAAATTGCCGCAATGCTAATGGCTTACTACACAACACGTTGTAAATTTGAGGAGAACCAAGATGCCTAACCATACAGATAACAGAGTAATCCTGTCACACGCTGACAGCCAGAAGATTGATGACATCTACAATGTGATGAACACAGACGATGCTTCACTACTGCAACACATCATCCCCATGAACGAGTCCTTGCTTGATGGTGGTGATTGGTATGACTGGCGGCTGGATAATTGGGGTACTAAGTGGGACATCTATGAGACGCACTGCACTCGCATTGATGCTAACACATTGTCCATGACCTTCTACACTGCATGGTCACCGCCTATACCTGTCTTTGACAAGCTGACAGACATGGGCTATGAGATAAATGCACGATACCTTGATGAAGGGTGGATGTATGTTGGCGAGTATGTAGATGGTGATGACTGGTCAACTGATGACATTGAGAGTATCAGTGAGGTACGCCCAGAGTTAGCTGATGAGTTTGATATTAGTGAAATGATGCAAGAGGAGAATAAATCTTATGGATAGACAAAAATATAAACAACACATTCTTGCCTTGATTGAAGAGGTGAGACAACTAGAAGCACGTATGAAACCTACCGACACAGGACACATTGGAACTGCAATCAATGTACTCATGGGTAGGATTGAGGAAATGCTAACTGAACTTGTAGAGGATAAATAAAATGCAATACATAACACATGAAGATAGACTACAATTTTTACAGGCACACAATGACTTAAAGGATTTACTTAGTACAATCCATGAGTGTAATGACTTATATATTTCTGATGTAGGTAAGTTAGAAGGACTTCAGTATTTGATAAAAAGAGTAATGAAGTTTGTGCCTAAAAAAGATTATGAAGGTAATCCACAATTTTATAGAGATTACATTTTAGAGGATGAGGAGCAAAATGATGATTGATCAAACTTATGTGAAGCGTGGTAAAATATTCTTTGAGGATGGTGAGTGGTGGTACACCCGTCCTAATCAAAAGATACGTGAGAGGATCGCAGGCCATGCTAAGAAAAACACGACAAGGATGTTTGTAAATGGGAAGTATATTCCTAAGTCACACCCATTGCATAAGCCGGGGCGATACAAAAGTTTGGACGATGCATGGTCACATCAACAGATTGACAGTGTGCCAGAGGGTGAGGTTTATGCCATCATCAACAAGGCGTGGCCGGATTGGGTAAAGATTGGGTGCGCAACCATTGCAGAGGATAGACTAAATGGCTACCAAACCTCATCACCTTTTCGGGATTATGAGATTGTGTGTACGTTTCAGTCAGCCAACCGGAGCAAGGCTGAAACTATCATGCACCGCACACTAGAACAGTATGCAAGTGAACGCCGCAATGAGTGGTTTAAGATTAACCTTGACAAAGTGAAGGAAATGTTTTATCACTATGACGATAATGTAGTAAACAACTAGGAGAAAATAGCATGATTGAAATATTATTTGTTACAGCGTTTGCTTTGTTCGCAGAGGATAACGCAGAGTTTATTGCTGACGTTGACGTTAAGTATGAGCAAGGTTGTACGTTTACTTACGTAGGCAAGAAGAATGCCAAACCGGATGTACCCCACATTTCTTGGGGTGATTATGTATTTTACAGTATGGAGCCATGTGATGAGTAATCAACAGAACGAAGCTATCCTTGAACGTTTGTATGAAGATGCATATGAGCAGTTAGTGCATCAGCACCAAAGCTGGAAAGCATATATATCTCCAGAGAAAATGCACAATGCGGCAGTTGAACTAGCCAAGAAACGCTGGGAGAATAACTATGAGTAACATATATAAACTAATCATGGACAACAGGTACAACCCACTGCGTCACATACCTGACACAAACACACGGCACATGGTCACGCAATTATTGGCATGGATGTGGTGTATTATCTTTGGTATGTCTGTCGGGTCTGTCACTGTCTTTGGTGTCAGTGCCGTAGCACACGCCCTGTTGATAGCTGGTGTGTTTATTACGGCAGGGGTATTTGAAACAGCCAAGCGTAGGCCACAGTATTTTGGTAGTTTGGGCAGAGGCAAAGGGGGTGAGCATGAATAAATATACAGCAGTCTATACAGCATATGGCAGATATGAATCACTCATAGATGATCCACTTAGTAGAGTAGAATATATACAAGGTGAAACAATAGATGATGCTATCTCCGGACACGCAGAACATATGAAAGCGTGGGCTATACACGATATAGTTGGAGAGGTTGTCATATTGGAAGGTCACGTAAAACAATTAGATATTGGTGCGGGTACAGGCCACACTATGAAGAACGCAACTAAAGATGTAATTATTACAGGAGTAAATAATGAACAGGTTTTTGATTGACCATCACCCTAAAGCAATAGCACAACAACTATGTGATCAACACATTGTCAAGATGCCATTGGAAGAATCGCAGATGTTATGTACAAGTTTATGGCATCATGCACCAGAGTATGCAGAAAAGTATAACCTATATAAGCCAGTACATCAAAAGCATCCATGTACATTATGGGCAATGCGTAGCCAAGCTAACTACGTGTATGCTTTTAATTTGTATGCTGCAATGCTGGAAGAATATACTTATCGTTATGATAAAACACATGGTGCTAGTAAACATTTTATGGCGTTATCTAATGGCAAAAAGTTTCTTCCTACTGATACTATCAACCATGTTACTAGGCATCCAGAATGTTTTAGTGGCATGGACGACTTAAAGACAGGCGAACACTGGCCTATAAAGTCTTACCGAAACTTTTATATTGCAGACAAGTCTAGGTTCGCAAGATATAATAAAGGCCGAGACATGCCCGGCTGGATGAAAGGAATCAACAATGCCTAGAAATATAGAAGAAACAATATCTGCCTTCTCTAAGGAAGATTTGAATGAGCAAATCGAGTGGTACTTAACAGAGTATCACCCTTTGGGGTATGGCACTCGTGTTGCTAAGACAACACATGACCCTGACACTGGCAGATATACTGCTGTCATGTCACGTTACAGTACATGCGATTAGGAGAAATTATATGGACATTATTATTGCAGTAGTTGGGATGATAATCTTGCTGGCGTTTGGGCTATGATTAGCTTCAAAGAAATGGTGGATGATTACTATTCTTCCTATGAATACAAGGACTTACGAGATGAAACTAAATCTGATTATAAATATTTAATCGGTCAAGTTTTGGACACTAGGGTGGAGGGACGATACCTTCGACAAGTGGATGTCAAAAAACTGACTAGCAAAATATGTAAACTTGCGTATAACATATGGTGTGACAGAGGCATACACTTTGCCAACAAGACAATGGCAATAGCTAGAGTTCTGTACAACCATGGTTTACGCATGGAGATGGTAGGTAGTAATCCATTCAATGCTGTACGTAGGCGTAAACCACAGGTTCGTTCTACATTGTGGTCAAAGGATGATGTAGTCAAGCTACTAGACTTTGCTTACAGCGAGTTTGAAACACGCAACCTTGGGTTGATTGCACAGATGGCATATGAATGGTGTCAGCGTGTTGGCGATATGCGCCTACTAAAGTGGGACAGTGTAGACTTTGAACACAAGCGTGTACATATCTTACAGTCAAAGCGTAGGGCGGAAGTGTATTTGCCCGTGTCTGATGAATTGTTGGAGATGCTTGAACAGCAACATGCAGACTTTGGTTTTCAAGATTACATTGCCCCACGCCCCAATGCTATTGGCGGTAAGTATGAACCCTATACTAAGTATAAGATGTCAAAGCATGGACGTACACTAATTCGCAGTGCAGGTTTACCAGATACACTTAGACTGTCAGACTTGAGGCGAACTGGTACAACAGAAATGGTTCAAGCTGGTGTAGGAATAGGACAGATTATGTCGGTTACAGGACATGCTAACCCCCAGTCGGTCCAACCATATATAAAAAATACCTATGACGCAGCAAATTATGCCTTGACAAAAAGAACATCACATGGTAAAAGCACATCAGATGCCAAACAAGAAAAGGATTATATATAATGTATAACAATATATATGATACAGTAAATAACATAACAGTATATGTAGGTGAGTCAGTTAGAATTAACTGTCCATCTTGTAAAGGATACAAAACTTTTACTGTATCTAATATTGGTGGTAACATTGTGTGGAATTGTTACAAGGCATCTTGTGCTGTCAGTGGTGGCAAGCGTATAGGTATGACACCTGATGATATAAAGAATATGAAAGCTAAACAAATACAAAAAGAAATAGAGTTTGAATTACCAAAGTTTATCGTGAAGCGTAGTAATCTGTACATGAACAGGTGGTGTGCTAGATGGGGTTTGGATGTAAATAAATTAGGTTTGCATTACGATGTAAAGGAAGACAGAGTTGTATTTCCTGTCGTACATGATAACAAGATTGTTGACGCTACTGGTCGGGCGTTGACAAAGCGACTCCCCAAATGGCGAAGGTATGGGTCTTCTAGTCTCCCCTATACCAGTGGTCAGGGTGATGTCGCCGTGGTTGTTGAGGACTGTGTGAGTGCTGCAGTAGTTGGTGGTGAGAAATTTGTCGGGGTCGCACTACTAGGTACTACTTTGCTTGAAGAACATAAGCAATATCTTACACAGTTCTCAGCAACTATCGTTGCCTTAGACCCCGATGTGTTACCAAAGACTATAGCAATGGCTACAGAATTACGTAGCCACATACCCAAGGTAAAGGTGTTGCGCCTTGAAAAAGACTTGAAGTACGGCAACCCGACAGACATAGAAAAACTAAAACAGTTAGGAGCAACATAGTGGAACTTATGGAATTATCACTTGTACGAAGTCTGATGAACAAAGACTTCTATGAAAACAATCGGGGTGCAAGATGCCCAGATAAATTGTTCAGCGCAGATGTGCGTAAGATTAAAAAAGCAGTTGACATTGCAATGGATAGATATAATAGGACTGTCACCCCAGAAGAAGTACAAGCCCTGTTCATATCAAGTAACCCATCTATTACACCAGCCCAACGTGAGTCATACAATGGTTTGTTTAAGACCATACACCGCACTGACCCATTAGGTAGTGATGTAGCAGGAGAGGTGCTTTCTCGCCTGTTTCAGCAGGTTGTGGGGGCAGAGATTGCAGAGTTGGGGTTTGACTATGTGAATGGTGACAAGTCCAGCCTAGAGCCTTTACAACAGCTTCTTGAAAAGTATGGTGAAGACTTTACGCCCAAGCTAAAAATTGAATGGGATGACATATCCATTGATACTATTATCTCCAAGAATGATTTGGAAGCGAGATGGACATTTAATATCCCAACTCTTGTGCGCAAGGTTGAGGGTGTAAATGATGGACACTTGATTGAGGTAGGTGCTAGACCCAATACAGGTAAGACATCATTCCATGCCAGCTTGATTGCAGGGCCGGGCGGGTTTGCCCAGCAAGGTGCCAACTGTATTGTATTGTGTAATGAAGAAAGCTACCATCGTGTGGCCGCACGTTATCTTACAGCAGCAACAGGTCTTACAATGTGGGATGTAAAGAATGACCCGTCCACTGCAAGGGATTTATATCGTCCTGTGTATGATAAAATTCGTATCAAGGATTCTACGGGCAGGGACATGGCTTGGGTAGAAAGTGTATGTAAATCATACAATCCTGATATTGTTGTGCTTGATATGGGGGATAAGTTTGCTACGATGTCAGGGTATTCACGCCCAGACGAAGCACTAAAGGCTAATGCCATCTATGCTAGGATGATTGCCAAGCAGTATGGTTGCGCTGTATTTTATATGTCCCAACTAAGTGCAGAGGCAGAAGGCAAGACGATATTGAATCAAAGTATGATGGAAGGTTCACGAACTGGCAAGGCCGCAGAAGCAGACCTTATGATCCTGATTGCAAAGAATCCTGTAGTGGAAGGTGGAAAGGACGAAGAGGATACACAACGCCACATTAACGTAGTAAAAAACAAATTGTCTGGTTGGCATGGTCGCATAGGTTGTAATCTCAACTATACAATAGGAAGGTATGAAGTATAATGAAGCTAACACTTGATGTAGAAAATACTGTCACGCAACGTGATGGCAAGATGCACCTTGATCCATTTGAATCAAACAATAGTTTGGTAATGGTTGGTATGCTTACAGACCAAGGGGTGGAAAGAGTTGTAACTATTGACCACAGTGAGGTAGAGGCAGATGATGGTGGACATGTACTAATACAAGAGTTCCTAGATGCCACTACTGTTCTTATCTGTCACAACGCAGCATATGATTTATTGTGGTTATGGGAATCCGGTTTCAAGTATGATGGCCCGGTTTTTGATACAATGCTGGCAGAGTATGTGTTACAACGTGGGGTAAAAGAGCCTCTATCTCTTGAAGCATGTGCTGAACGCTATGCATTAGATACACAAAAACAAGACACGCTTAAAGAATATTTCAAGAAGGGATACAGTGTAAAAGATATTCCACATGATGAACTGTGTGAGTATCTTGTTGCTGATCTACAGGCCACCCAACAGTTGGCAAACAAACTAATTCTAAGGCTGAATAGTATAGACGATGCTGGCTTACGTGGCACAGTTGATTTAACTAATCAGGTGGCGGTATGTTTGGCACGTATATATCAACGTGGGTTTGCTGTTGACTTGAGCAAGCTAGATGAGGTGCGTCAAGAATTTGAACAAGAGAAGCGTCAACTTATTGACAGCCTACAAGAGCATGTTCGGGAGATTATGGGTGACACACCTATTAATCTTAATAGCCCAGAGCAATTGTCTTGGGTTATTTATAGCCGTAAGGTAAAGGATAAGAACACATGGTCAAATTCTATTGAACCATATATGAAAGACTCACCTTTCAAAGAGTTGATACGAACTCAAACAGAACGTGTATATAAAACATATGCAGAGCAGTGTTCTGATTGTCGTGGCACTGGATACATTCGGAAGACAAAGAAAGATGGTACACCTTTTGCCAAACCTAACAAGTGTGTTACTTGTGCATCTAGTGGTTATCTATACAAACCTACGGATAAGGTAGCTGGCCTAAAGTTTATGCCACCTAATGCTAAGTGGGCTAGTGCAAATGGATTTAGTACAAGCAAAGGCAACCTTGAGATATTAGAGAGGGCGGCACGTGGTAAAGGCATGACGGACGCAGTATCGTTTTTGTCTAAGGTTCGCAGACTATCTGCTGTTGATACATACCTATCATCTTTTGTTGAAGGTATACATACACATACTAAACAAGATGGCAAGTTGCATGTCAGACTTTTGCAACATAGAACAGCCACAGGTCGCCTATCAGGTGCAGACCCTAACATGCAGAACATGCCACGCGGTGGTACGTTTCCTGTTAAGAAGGTGTTTGTATCTCGTTGGTCTGATGGTAAAGTATTAGAAGCAGATTTTGCCCAGCTAGAGTTTAGGGCAGCTGCATATTTATCACAAGATGGAGTAGCAATTGAAGAAGTCTCTACTGGATTTGATGTACACGCATATACCGCTAAAGTTATTACCGATGCTGGTCAACATACGACTCGCCAAGATGCGAAGGCGCACACGTTTGCACCACTCTACGGCGCAACTGGATTTGGACGAACAACTGCCGAAGCAGAATACTACAAACACTTCACACAAAAATACCAAGGAATCGCAGATTGGCATACCAGATTGGCTAAAGAGGCTCTAACAACAGAGAGGATTACAACACCGTCTGGTCGTCAGTTTAAGTTTGATGGAGTACGGCGTTTAGATAACGGTAAGATAACAAACTTTACGCAGATCAAGAACTATCCTGTGCAATCTTTTGCTACAGCAGATATTGTGCCTATCGCTTTATTACATATTGATAAACTACTGAGAGGTATGCAATCTTGTGTAGTTAATAGTGTGCATGATAGTATCGTGGTAGATGTACATCCTAATGAAGAACTACAAGTGATTGACATTATTAAAAAAACTAATGATGATCTTCCCGGTTTAATTACAATGCGTTGGGGAATAGTATTTAATGTACCACTTGAACTTGAAGCAAAAATAGGTGAGAATTGGCTTGACACAAAGGACGTAGTGTGATAGAACTACGATTCTATTTTTATAAAAAGGAGTAAAAAATATGAGTGAATTAGCAGTGATTGATAATAACAACTATGTAGCTATGGCTCAAGTAATGGGCATGGCATACGATGCAGGTGATACAAAGAATAAAAGTACGCTTGCTCGTATTAAGTTGCAGAAGAAAGCAATCAAAGGTAAAGCAGAAGTTAATGGCAAGACTGTCACAGTCGATGTTGTAACGGCTGGTTCTTTTATGATTGAGAAAGAAGGCAAGGATGTGTATGCAGAATCTATTAAGATGCGCATCCACGTGCAACGATTTATGTATCAGAAGTATGACAATGCAGTAAACAACTATGTAAAAACTGTGATGTCACCAGACTTGAAAGTGGACTTGAAGGATAACTACGGCACGTTTAACTGTGGCAAACCTTCTGGATATATTCAAGACTTCTCTGCTTTGCCTGACGCTATGAAAGAACTTATACGTTCCATTAAACGTACTAGAGTTATTCTTGGCACAGTGACATTTGTAGATGCTACAGATGATCAAGGTAATCCTGTAGAGGTTATTGACATGCCTTTTGTTTGGGAAGTCGATAACAAAGAAGGATTCAAAAACTTTGCAGAAGCTACTGCAAAACTTGCCCAGCATCGTAGGCTGTCTGTGTATCATAATATTAATGTTACTACAGAAGAACGTGAAGCAGTAGGAAATACATATTATGTTCCTGTCTGTGAAGCTGATCTTGATAATACGTTTGAAGTATCAAAAGAAGACCAAGCCTTCTTCAAAGACTTTATGGCTTGGATAGAAAGCCACAATCGTTGGGTTCTATCTGAATGGGATCAGAAGCAAGTTGAAGCAGCTACTGATGAAGAAAAAGAAATGGCAGAATCTTTCGTTGACATTGATGTTGAAGAGGTAGAATAGTATGAACCATCCAGCAGAACTGGCGTTGCATGTATACATGGATAACGCAACTAAAGGCAAGTCAACTATGTCAGAAGATACTGCCAAACAAATTGCCGAAGATGTTCGTCAAGCTGTGTTGCGTCAGTTCAATGGTTCGGGGCGAGGAGATTTTAGATTGCGCATGTCTAATATTGGTAGACCAACCTGCCAGTTATGGTTTGAAAAGAACAAGCCAGAGACAGCCCTTCCTCGCCCAACTACATTCGTAATGAATATGATGCTTGGTGATATTGTTGAAGCAGTATTCAAAGGACTATTAACAGAAGCGGGAGTTGAATATGGGGATTCTGAGAGTGTATCACTTAATCTTGGAGAACATACAATTAACGGAACATATGATCTTACTATTGATGGGGCTGTTGATGATGTCAAGTCAGCATCTGATTGGTCTTATCGTAACAAATTTGAATCCTTTGAAACACTCCGTGATGGAGATGCTTTCGGTTATGTTGGACAACTTGTCGGCTATGCTAAAGCTACTGGCCTGAAGACGGGCGGTTGGTGGGTAGTTAATAAAGCAAATGGTAGTTTCAAGTATGTACCAGCAACAGGCGTAGACGAAGAAAAAGAAATGCTTAACATTATGAATACAGTTAAAACTGTAGACACAAATAAATTTAAGCGTTGCTTTGAACCTATTGAAGAAACATTTAGGAGTAAGCCTACAGGTAACAAAGTCTTATGTAAAGAATGTTCCTTCTGTGATTATAGAAAAGCCTGTTGGCCTAACCTAAAGGAATTGCCAGCCGTGAAGTCACAAGCCAAGCAACCTAAGATGGTTTCATATATTGAATTAGCACCTGAGTATGCTAATGCATAATGCCAAAAGGTTTAGGGCAGCACGTAAGTTAGGATTTCGTAGTGGTCTTGAGCATAAGATTTCAGAATACTTAATTAACTTAAAGGTAAAGTTTGAGTACGAGCCTTTAAAAATTGAGTGGGAAGACCTTGCTTATAGAACTTACACTCCTGACTTCGTGCTTGCAAATGGTATTATAATTGAAACAAAAGGTATGTTCACCGCCGCTGATAGACGAAAGCATCTTGCAATACAAAAACAACATCCTAATTTAGATATTCGTTTTGTTTTTGAGAACAGCCGTAGAAAGTTACGTAAGGGTGCAAAGTCTAGCTATGGTGAGTGGTGTATAAAGTATGGCTTTCTATACTACGATAGAGTTATACCAGAAGAATGGTTAAAAGAAAAAGGAAAAAACAAACATCCAAAGTTTGTAAAGTTCAGAGGAACAAAAGTAAAAAGGAGTAAACGATGATAGAAAAAAAGATAATGGACGATGATTTCTTAGTCCGGGTAAGACCCTTAAAAACAGACACAGGCGGGTATACAGGGGAAGCAAGTTTTTCTGTCATTAGCAGTCAGGATAGTGAAGTACCCATTAACCTGTATAAAGACATTGACTATATAGTACGCTGTATGTTATCTACTATACCATTGATGGAACAGGATGAAGACTTCCGCGACTTTGTAAATTATTATGTTAAAAATAATTTTAAATATGAGTTTGAGGACGATGAAGAAAAACCTGTAGTACAAGATATAGATGGTAATGTCATTACAATTAACTTTAACACAGACACAGAGGGCAGTGCATGAGGCATGAAACATATATGAAAAGAATGATGGAAGAAGAAACGGAACAAGCTGGCAAGGAAGCATATGGTGATGTGGATATGGTAAATAGTCCATCACATTACAATCAGTCAGGCATTGAATGTATTGCAGCTATACAAGCAGCATTAGGTTCAAATTTTAAGTATTACCTACAGGGTAACATTATAAAATACTTGTGGCGTTTTGACTACAAAGGTAAGCCACTAGAGGATTTAAGAAAAGCACAGTGGTATCTTAATACCTTAATTGAAGACGAGGTGGCTAGTGATGAGAGTTAAAGTTTATCTTACATTAGACATTGATACAGAAGAGTATCCAATACCTGCAGATGAGAATGTAGGACAAGACATACAAGACAGTTTAGAGGAATATTTCTACGATGTTGAAGGGGTAGAAATAAAAAATATGAAAGCAAT